CTTGCTGAGAAAAGGACCATGATCCGTCATAGCTATTGAAGAAGCTGACACGGAACTGAACGTAGTCACCTACTGCTGGCTGCTGCACTAGATCAGGAAAGATGATCTCACCTCGTAGCTTACGGCCATCTTCGATTACATCTACGTTGACCTCATAGTCACTGGTCAGCTTGCTTGCTTTAACTCCATCAAGGATAGAGTTGACTACATCATCGTGCGGTATCATTCGATAGCGTGACCCATGCAAGCCGAGTGTCTTGCCTGTGTCTGTGCGTACGATGCACTTGTGATCTGGAATAAGCTCACCGTCTTGAGTAAAGACTGGCTGCTCTTCTACTGGAAAGTTGTAGCTGTTGGATTGAAAGTCTAGCATAGCGCGTTCTCCCTTGCGTCTATTGTTTCTGAGATCATAAACCTAAGATCGTTCCTATCTTTGCCGAACATTTTGATGTTCATTTCATTGCCATTACCATCAACAAAGCTGATTTCTTTGACGGCAAAGTTGTCATGGATTGTTACTTTAACCCTGACGTTTGTTACTCTGTGTGCTGATACTTCCATTGTGTTCTCCTTAGAAGTTTATTTAAAGTTTATACTATAGTATATGGCGGGACGCTTTCTGCAACATTTGGAATGAATCCATTCATAAGTTTGGTTAGCCCAGCGCAACGAAACCTGTTACAGAAATTACCAGAACCGCGATATACATAACGAAGATTAGCTTGTCCTCATGGTCGCCCATGTTGAAGCCCCCTTGTTGATAGAGTTGATAGAGTTGAGAGTGGTGAGGGGCCGAAGCCCCTCTGAAGGTTATGATGCGAGGATGCGCTTGATTTCGGTGTCGAGGCCAAGGCCGTCTGAAGTGAAGGTGCGCTTGGGCTTGTGTTGCCACACTTCGCCTTGGGTAACGATGGTATAAACTTCTAGGTCAGCATTGTGACGCTCAGTAAGTTCATCCATCTCGCGTTCCATCGAAAGATAGAGGCGAGCTTTCTTTTCAATGCGGATGTCTACGACCTCTGAGCCTTTGGCTGGAGCGAGTTCAGCCATGTCGTTCTTGACGATCGACATCTGTTCGCCCTTCCATTCGATTGAATTGAAGCTGGTGTAGCAAGCGTCCTTGGCAATTTGAGTGCGAAGGTATTCATTGTCAGAACCTTTATGATGGTTAATTACATCTAGTTTGAGTTGAACGAGTGTCGGTGATGTGTTCTTCTTAGTCATGTCTAGTTCTCCTGTAGAATCGAGAGGTCCGTCCCCTCGGTGAAGACCCAGAGACATGCCCACAAATCCCAGCTTGCTGGGGCTTGACGTTCGCAACTGCTTTCCTCACCAGACGCAGGCTGGACTAAGCACAGAAGAGCCACACACACTCAGATCTGAGCCGCCAATGGAAAGTAGTTGCGAATGTTTTGTGGAGCTTGTCACGCAGGGCAAGACGAGGGGCGGCCGAGCGATACAGGAGAACGGCAAACATGGCTAAGACAGAACACTGAGCCGTAAGCGAGTTCAACTTAAACTTGATGTTTTTTAGTAGGCCATCATTTTAGAAGGTTCTGACAATGGATGCCTTTGCCGAAGATTGCAGGACGTTGGCTACCCAGCTGAGATTCAAGAGGATGGAGGGGTGAGCAGTTGGAGGGAGGAAGGGGCGATATGGTTGATAGAGTGATCCAAAGGTGTAGAGGTTGTAGACATTGAAAAGAGAGCTTGCAGATAGCTTGTGGTGGAGCGTGAGACTTACTGAGTGTCGCAAGGATGACTTGGAGTTTAGAGCATTGTTAGACAAGCGTGGCAACCAGCCCAAGTGGATCTTTCTTTAGCGGGCTTGGCCTTGACGCTGAAGCTATGCTCATACTTTAATCTTCAGAGAGCTTTGGCCGCTAAACGCTGTCAACAGCTAAACGAGGTACTATGATACCTAAATGAGGTAGTGACGCTGCGTCACATATTGACATAGATCAACGAAATAGTGCTGTGTGGGGGGAGAGAGGGAGAGGGGGGCAAGCATGAGGATAAAGGATAGAAAGTACGGATGACTAATGTTCCGAATATAAGAAAGCTGACTGAGAAACAGACAGCGTTAGTTGACACCATTGTAGCAAACGGGTGTACGATAGCTAAGGCAGCAGAGCTAGCTGGATATAGTAGCGGTGAGTCGGGAAGAGTAACTGCAACCAAGACGATGAAGCTACCACATGTGCAACAGTATCTGATGCAGAGGATGAATGAGGAATTTGGGCTAAGTGCTACCTTGGCAGCTGGGACAGTGAGACGGCTAGCTACGGGGGCTAAGTCTGAGTACGTTCAGCTAGAGGCTAGCAAGGATTTACTGGACCGTGCTGGGTACAAGCCGATAGACAGGTCACAGGTACAGGTTGCTGGTGACATTAAGGTGTCAATAGATCTCGGCTAGGTAAATTGGTTGTAGGTAGCCTGATATATGGCACAGGGGGTTAAAAACTCCGACAGTATTACTAGCTAGTGGTCCCCCACTCTAGCAATATGCAAAAAAGGCTCTATGCTGCTGCTAATATTTTTTTTGTCACAGGGTGTTTGAGATGGCGACCGAGGCTTGGACTAGGAAAGAAGGTAAGAACCCGAAGGGTGGATTAAACGCGAAGGGCCGTGCGTCTTATAAGAAGGGTACGTTGAAGGCTCCTGTTAAGGGCGCACCTTCTGGTCCTACTGAGATGCGCAGGAAGGGATCGTTTCTTTCTCGTATGGGTAATATGAAGGGTCCAGAGCGTGACTCTAAGGGTAAGCCCACCCGTCTTCTTCTTAGCCTTCAAGCATGGGGCGCGTCTTCCAAAGCTAGCGCAAGAAAGAAGGGTAAGAGCTTACTTGCTCGTTACGAGAGGACCAAGAAGAATGGCTAAGTCTAGGGTTAATAAGGTATTGTTGAAGAAGGGATACAAGTAATGGCGTTTTACACAACGGATGGTGAGCTTTACACTGGCGATACTCATTTTCTTGCTGGTGTTACTTACAGCGGAAAGACTCATACGCCTACATCACGGCGTTTAGTTGAGGGCGAAGAGCCTGTTCGAGCCCGTAAGTCCGATGGAAAGCTGTCTGGGGATGATCCATCTACACCAGATGTGAATGAGGCTTACTCTAAGCCTAAGAAAAAGAAGGCCAAGGCCAAGACAGGGAAGTAAGACCATGAGTGAGAAGCACAAGACACTGCTCAAGAAGTACAAGATGCTTGAAGGCCAGCTCATTTCTATGCAGAGCGGGATTGAACGCATGGAGGACAAGCCCAATGCAACATTGTTGGACAAATCCCTGCGTTGGTACACGAATAAGATGGCGGATCTTGGCGACAGCTTGAACCAAGCCAACCCTCATTACAGATCAATTGAGAAAAAGCTGCGTACAGTTGAAGATAGGCTAGACACAGAGTCCCAAAAGATTAGCCGCATGAGAGCAAAGGCTTCCAAATGAGCTTTATTAGTACACTAAAGCCAATGGAGCTTTCCCTTCTTCGCGGCATAGTAAGAAAGACTGAGTTTGCTTACGTTGAAGCAAAGCACGGCAAGTCATTTATTACTGACGCTGAGTGCGACAAGCTGATTGAAAGCATTGGCCCCGAAGTTGTTGAGCGTATGATTAAGTTTGGTGTAGATAAGGGACTACGATAATGAGCCTGTATGAGAACATGAACGCGCGTAAGAAAAAAGGCATTAGTCGCTCTAAGAAGAACTCTACAATTAGCGACAAAGCCTACAAGAATATGAAGGCTGGCTTCCCAAAGAAGAAAAGCCTATTGAAGAAAAATGGTTAACTTCAAATACAAGCCAGATGGTGATGTCCTCAAGGGCTTCATGAAAGACGATACTTTCTTTCGTGGCATAAGAGGCCCCGTTGGCTCTGGCAAATCCGTTGCTTGCTGTGTCGAAGTATTCCGCCGCGCCTTACAACAGGAAAAATCTCCTGATGGAACTCGCAAGAGTAGGTGGGCGATCATAAGGAACACTAACCCACAGCTCAGAACTACCACGATTAAGACATGGCTTGACTGGTTTCCTGAGTCTGACTGGGGAAAGTTTACTTGGTCTGTCCCATACACCCACAATATTAAAAAAGGTGACATTGAACTTGAGGTTCTCTTCCTTGCACTCGACCGCCCAGAAGATGTCAAGAAACTCCTATCTTTGGAGCTTACTGGTATTTGGATTAATGAAGCGCGTGAAATACCTAAGAGTATTATTGATGCCTGTACTATGCGTGTGGGTCGTTATCCTTCTATGCGTGATGGCGGTCCTTCTTGGACTGGCGTCATTGCCGATACCAACGCTCCTGAAGAA